CAGCACTTCTATATAACTCTTCTGCAACATTATCTGGTCTGTAACCATCAGGTATTTGATATTTGTCAAATACTGTTAAGACATTACTTATATCGTCACGAAGTTTACCTCTTCTGAATAAATTTTTAACTCTTACATAATCATTAGATCTTTGTCTATCAGATAAAAATGATTGATATTCTAAGTCTGGTAACTCTCTGAAATAAGTCATTTTTAGTACCCTACTCCGATTTGACCATCAGTATAATCTTCTCTAAAGATTGGGGTAAGTTCTTGGAACTGTAAAGTCAGTTGCATATGAACTGGAGTTGCATCTCCATATGTGGTATATGTTCCGTCAGGTGTAAAATTAACTGACATAGATTGAAGAGCGCAAGTTTTAAATTGATTTAAAAATGGATGGTCTGATGAACCACTTTTATATTTTACATTAAAAACTCTTGGTGCTGTTATGAATAATCCTGCTCCTGCTGAAGCTGTTCCCTTACTTGGAGACATTGCCTTCTTTAAAACTTTGACAATTGTTTTTATCGTATCAGATTCTTTTTGAGATCTTGGAACCATATCAAAATTAAATGCAAAAGCTGGTCGTAAATCTACTCCAGTAAATAAAAGTTCAACATTTTGATTGAATGTAATTCCGCCTGATCTAGAAAGATAAGATCCAACATCACCACCTTGACCCATTATATTTTTTACTGCTGCTGCTGCTATTCCCGAACTTAATGCTTGTTGCCCAATTCCCGTTTGAGCAGCATCCATAAATTTTCCAGCTTCTTGACCTATTGAATTATAAAGACCTTCAAAAGCATTTCCTGCATCTATAGTTTCTTTTGCAATATTTGCGGATGCAATTTCTAAAGGACCCATTTCATTTTTACCCCACATTGCAGATGTTGAATTATCTGGCAAAGATTGAGGCATTGGAAGTATTATTGATTGCTCTAAAGTTCCCGGTTGAGCTCCTCCAGAAGGAAGAGAAAAACTATTGCCCGAAATTAATCCTCCCGGTTTATATTGGTAGATATCAATTTGAACATAATCATCCTTAGATGTCAATTTTTTAATTGGATATCTAAGAGATGGTGGTGGGGTTGCCATTTATTTTTTATAGTTATTTATCTTTTTACTTTGACCTTTCCATATGGTATGGTTCTTATATCTTCAAACTCTTGAGGATAGACTAAATGCAAATTACCAACAATTTCTTCCCAACTATATTTTCTCATACTTCCCCAATGAAAATTTATTCCTCTAAATCCCCAAGAGTAAATATCAGTTACGGCAACTAATGGATATTCATCATATTGGAGATTTGTTGATTTGGGTGAATATACGAAAGTATAATATTTTCCAACATCTGGAACTATAGTCGTGGATGTTAATGCTTCTAGAATTTCTTGCATTAAATCATCAGGGTCTTCTTTTCCTGTGATTTTATTAAGTATGGGTGCAATTCTATTCATACTCCTAAGTCATTTTCGGTTAATACTTTGAATTGCCAATTTCTGTCTTTACAATATTCTCTTGCAGCTTCCCATTTTGCTTGATTTTTAGCATACTCATAAACCTCATAAAGATAACCTTTTGTTTGTCTTTTGGGAACTTTTGGTTTTTCGGTTTGTTTTTTTGGTTTTATTTCTATCAGGTACTTTTTTATTTCCCCAGAACTTTCTTGTACCTTAATATAAAAGTCTGGAAAGTATCTATGTATTTTTCCATCAACTGGAGAACGATATGGTAAAACTATTTCTTCACTCCCCCATTCTAAAACATTTTCATTTTTATCACAGTACACCATAAATTTTCTTTCCCACAAAGAACGGTAAATGATATTTGTGGGGTCGCCTTTATATTTTTTTGGATAAGATGGATAAAATTTTCCCTTGTATGCCATTATACATAGTATAGATTTCTTTCTAGTATTTAGAAATGCCACAAGGACCGGGCCCATATGAGTATTATAAGGAGGATGATGGCAAATGGAAGGTTAGAGAATTATTTTCACTTAGCGAACAAGGAAGTAGAAAAAGTATAAGTGATTTTAAACCTTTATTTACAAATTTAGCACAGACTTCACATTTTGAAGTTCAATTTGGTGGTCTTCCCGATAAATTAATTAATTATCTTGTAACAAAAAATATAAGTCGTAGTTTTATTAGCGATGATGTTGGATTGTTGTGTAACTCAGCATCTCTTCCAACTACAAGTTTTGCCACTGCTGTTGTGGATGGCAATTTTACTGGAATTAGTGAAAAATTTGCCCATACTAGACAGTATCAAGAAATAGTTTTAGATTTTTATGTTGATAAAAATTATAAATCTTTACTATTTCTAGAAAGTTGGATGGAATTTATTGCAAGTGGTTCATACTCAGTTGGAGATGCTAAATTTCAAAACGAGCAGAATTATTTTTCTAGAATGCAATATCCAGATGATTATAAATCAAATGCAACAAAAATTATAAAATTTGACCGTGATTACAAAAGAGAAATAAATTACACTTTTATTGGACTATTCCCAGTAAGTTTAGTTCCAATCCAAGTAAGTTATCAAGATTCTCAAATTTTGAAAGTTTCTGCATCATTTCAATTTGATAGATATATTGCTGGAAAATCCACTAGTTTAGATGAAATACTAGGTTTTAGTAATAATCAGGGAGACAACGGAACCAGATAATACTAACTAAATAAAATATAATTAAAGTGCTGTGTAGAAACTAATTATGCCTTTACCAAAAATTTCAACACCATCTTATGAGTTGGTTATTCCTTCAACTAAAAAAACTATTAAGTACAGACCCTTTTTAGTTAAAGAAGAAAAGATTTTAATTATCGCACAAGAAAGCGGAGATCCTAAGCAAATTAGTGATGCGGTCAAAACTGTAATTACAAATTGTATTTTATCTAGAGGAATTAAGGTAGATGAACTATCTACCTTTGATATTGAATACTTGTTTTTAAATATTCGTGGAAAATCTGTAGGTGAATCTGTAGATGTTTTAATTACTTGTCCAGATGATGAATTTACAAAAGTTCCCGTAACTATTAATTTGGAAGATATTAAAGTAGAGGTTGATCCAAAACATTCAAGAGATATTAAATTAGATGATGCATTGGTTCTTAGAATGCGTTATCCTTCTATGAAAGAATTTATTAAAACTAATTTTATGGGAGAAGATTTGTCCGTTAATGATACTTTTGATTTAATTTGTTCGTGTATTGAACAAGTTTATAATGAAGAAGAATCTTGGGCAGCATCCGATTGTACTAAAAAAGAATTATCTGAATTTATTGAGCAGTTAAGTTCTAAGCAATTTAAAGAAGTTGAATTGTTCTTTCAGACAATGCCAAAACTTTCTCATAAATTAAAAATCAAAAATCCAAATACTGATGTTGAGAGTGAAGTGGTTCTGGAGGGATTAACATCTTTTTTCGCCTAGCGATGGCGCATGAGAATCTTGCGTCATATTATCAAGTAAATTTTGCTTTGGTTCAGCATCATAAATATTCTTTGACGGAATTAGAAAATATGATTCCTTGGGAAAGAGAAATTTATGTTACTCTTTTGCAACAGTACATTGAGGAACAAAATTTAAAAAACGGTGTAAATCAGAATGGCTGATCCAGCAGGTTCTTCTCTCTTAAATATCAGGGATACATTTTCCCGAAGTAATTTTTCAGGGTCTACCTTTAGGGGAGAGGATACTGTAAATAAGAGAGAGTTTGTTGAGCAGTCAAAAAAGTTTGTAGAGACTCAGCAAAAAGACCAACAGTCTCTTTCAACAATACAGCAACAAATTAATAATCTCCAGACTCAGATTAATACATTATCTGCTGGTTTAGTTCAAGTCCGTTCATTAATTCAAAACGACACTGTTTCTGAGCAAACACTTTTAAGAAAAGAGCAAGAAGAAGAAAGAAAATATGCTCAAAGAAAAATAAGAACTGGAAATGAAAATCAATTAGAACAAAAAATAGAATCTTCACTTGCCGCACCAGTACAGCAGGCTGCGGCAAAAGTTGAAAATATTTTTAGTAGAATTGGACAAGCACTCCAAACATTATTTCTTGGTTGGTTAACTGTTCAAGGTGTAAAGGCATTAAAGGCAAATGCGGATAAAGATTATGATGCCTTAACTGACATTAAAAATAATGTTATAAAAAATGTTGGATTGGGTATTGCTGCAATAGCTTCTATAAAAATTGGATTGGGATTAGTTACAAAAGCGGTAACTGGTGTTGTTGCAAAAATTGGATCCATTATTGCCAATATAATTAAAGCTCCATTTAAAGTAGTTGGCGCTGCTGCTACTGGTTTGGGATCTATGCTTGGTGGTGGAAAAAAACCTCCCGCTTCTGGTCCAGGCGCTGCTCCTCCAGCACCACCAAAAAAACCAAATATTGTTCAAAGAGCTGCTAGTGCTGCAAAGGGAGCATTAAAAAGATTGGGTGGGCCCTTTATTCAGGGAACTATTGGTACTGCAACTGATATTGCAATGGGTGAAGATCCTGGAAGAGCATTAGCAGGCGCTGCGGCTGGTGTTGCTGGAGCGGCTCCTGCTGCTGCTGTAGGAGGTCTTTTAGGACCAGTAGGGGCATTTGGAGCAGGGATTGCTGGTTACAGTTTTGCCTCTGGTCTTGGAAAAGAGCAGTATGATAAGTTTTTTGGAAAACCTCAAGCATCTCAATCTCAGCAACAATCTAAGGCAGCAGAATCAAAATCTGCTGCTATGCCTTCAACTTCATC